TTCCGTTGACCTTTCTGACCATGTGACCGCCGTCACACTAAACCGTTCATTTGATGAACTTGAGGTAACGGCAATGGGTGACACAGGTCACAAATTCGTAAAAGGCTTGGAAGCCTCAAGCGTAACTATTTCCTTCCTAAATGACACAGCAACTTCAAACGTTTTGCAAACCCTTCAGGCTGCGTGGGGAACTACTGTGACTGTTGTATTAGTTCAAGACAAAGTACCTGCTGTTAGTGCAACCAACCCAATGTACACATTTAGTGTCTTGGTAAATAATACCACCGACATTAGCGGTGCTGTTTCCGATATTGGGATGCAGGATGTAACCTTTACGGTGCAGGGCGCTATTGCCGTTGCAACAACAGGTACTTTCTAAGGGGTATAAATGATTAAACTCAGAGTCACAAAGGCTTCAGGTGATGTAACAGAATATGAAATAACACCTGCTCTTGAGTATGCGTTTGAACAAAACTTTAAATCCGGTTTTCACAAACGTTTTAGAGATGAAGAAAAACAATCGGATGTCTATTGGCTTTCATGGGAATCCGAAAGACGTTCCGGCGTAACAGTTCAACCGTTTGGGGATAAGTATTTAGAAACTCTAGCAAAAGTAGAGATTTTGGATGCCGATTCCCCAAATGGGTAACGCGGTATGATTTTACGTATTTAGTTGCAAGTCTAGCAATTGAAACTGGCATACCGCATAGCGAATATCTAAACATGGACAGGTCATTGTTTTTAGCATCAATGGCATATTTAAAAGACAGAGCAAAAAAGGTGGAAGATGCCCGTAGAGGTAAAAGGTATCGTTGAGGTGCAAAAAGCACTTAAACAGTTTGCGCCTGATCTTTTTAAGGAAATGAACAAAGAGATACGTGATGCAATGCGTGTTGTTGCTAAAGATGCACAGGATAATGTTCCGACTCGTATTCAGGGATTGAGTGGCTGGCAAGATCAAGGCAAGGTTGTTGTTTCAAGAACTGCCGGCAAAACAAGAGGGTTTCCAAAATACAACCCTTTAGTAATTAGAAAAGGAATTGGTTATTCATTAAGTAGATCAAAACGCAATAGTGCAGGGTTTGTTAACGTGTATAAACTATTTAACCGATCTGCCGCCGGTGCTATTTTTGAAACAGCAGGAAGAAAAAACCCTCAAGGCAGAGCGCCAATTTCTAGTGTTGGAAGTCAAGGGTTTGAGTATGTTCAAGGTTATGAAGGAACTTATCGAAGCAAGGGAATTAGAAAAAGAGCAACAAGAAACTACAACAGCAACAATCCTTTTGCAGGTTATCAATTTGTTACGGCAATTAATGATGAAGCAAAACTTGAAAGCATTGGCAGAGGTCGTAAGAACTCAGGTCGTTTATTGTTTGCAGCGTTTAAAAGAGATGAAGGCAGGGTTACAAAGGCAACTTTTAAAGCAATAGATACAGCAATTTTTAAATTTAACTCAAGTTTGAAGCGTAGAATTGGACTAGCAGCATGAGTGTTACCGGCATTGAAATCCCTATTGTTAGTACGTATAAAGACAAAGGCGCTAAGGCTGCAAGCAAATCTTTATCAATATTAACTAAATCTGCTAAAACTCTTGGTGTTGCTTTTGGTGCTTATCAAACTTTAAAATTTAGTAAAAATGCTGTTAAGGCTTTTGCGGACGACAATAAGGCAGCCGGTGCATTATCTAAAACATTACAAAATTTAGGTCAAAGTTTTGCTGTGTTAAGTACAGCAGGATTTATTCAAAACCTACAAAATACAACCGGAGTTTTAGACGACCAACTCCGTCCGGCTTTTACAACTCTAGTTAACGCAACTTTAGATGCAAACAAGGCTCAATCATTACTAGCAATTGCACTTGACACTTCAGCCGGAACAGGCGCTGATTTACAATCTGTAACAGATGCGCTAGCAAAAGCCGCGCTAGGAGAAAATACTGCCGTTGGTAAATTAGGCATTGGTTTAAGTAAAGCCGAATTGAAAACAATGGATTTGGCTAAAATTACTGATTATTTAACTAAAAGATTTGACGGTCAAGCGGCATTAGCGGCTGATTCTTTTGCTGGGAAGATGGACATTTTAAAAGCAAAAACCGAAGATGCTAAGGAAATGATTGGCGGCGCTTTAGTTGATGCCTTAGATTCCGCTTTTGGTAATCCGGAAAAATACGGAAGTGGCATTGACAGCCTTGCCTCAAAAATTTCAGGTTTAATAAAAGGATTTAGCAATTTCATTGCAATAACTAAAGTTGGATTACAAAATCCAACAATGTCAGGCGATAACCCAATCTTAGGTTACAAAAAGAATTTTGATAAACCCTTTAACCCCATGTCTATGCAATTTGATTATGTAAAATTACAAAAAGAAGAACAAAAATTACAGGCAGAGGCTAAAAGATTAGCGGCAGCAAGGTTGTTAGCAATTTCAAGAGAAAAGGCTTTAGTTGCGGAACAAAAGAAGATTGAGGCAGACCGTAAAAAACTGGAAAAACTTTCAAGTGTTTTTGATTTAGATCAAATACAAATTTATGCAGCCTTACAAAATAAAGTTACAGATCAAGAAAAACTGCGTCTCTCTTTACAGATGGCATTGCTTCAAGGTAACGCAACTGAAGCCGGCAAACTAGCAACAGAGTTAGTCAAATCACAATTGTTAACAACTAATCTAGCCGAGGCAATTGCCAAACTACCTAAAGCGCTTTACCCTTTTAGTGGTTGGTCAAAAGATATTGATTTGTTAATCCAACAAATTCTTTTGATGATGCAATTGTTGAGCAATATGCCTTCACCTAGTATTACTAATAAACCTACCATTGGAACGTCAACTTATTATACAGATTTAGCAAAAACTTTAGTTAACACAACAGGTTATTTAGGAATGAGTGAAACACAAATTGCAGAGGAAAGAAGGCAGGAAACCGGTGGACGTTATGGTGGTATGGATACTGTAACTGTGATTAATGTCAATGGTGCAACTCAAGGATTGCTGAATGAATTACGTAATGGATTAATTAATGATTCAGCATCCGGTTCGTTTGCAACAATTAACCCATTTAGATAATGCCATTAGCAACCTTAGACGTATCACTAAATTTTAGTTCGGGCGCTACGTTCGGCAACCCGTTTACATTGGATGACGTTGCAAGCGGTATTTTAGACACCAACGTTTTGAGCGATACAGGTGAAGCGGCATTAATTATTGATTTAACTTCAGTAACAAGAAGCATTAGCATTACTCGCGGAAGAAATATCAGCCGAGATACTTACGAAGCCGGTTTGTGTACTGTAAGAATTTACGATCAAAACGGAAGATTTAATCCACAAAATACTAGTTCCGATCTGTACGGTTTTTTAACCCCTTTACGTAAACTTAGAATATCAGCAACTCTTTCAGGAACTTCATATTATTTGTTTAGTGGTTATACAACAGATTATGTTTACAGTTATGACCCTGCCGAAAATGTTTCTTATGTAGATATTAATGCAAGTGATGCTTTTAGATTGTTTGCAATGGCTACTGTTAGCACAATTACCGGTCAAGTTGCCGGTCAAGATACCGGAACAAGAATTGACAAAATTTTAGACACAGTTGATTTTCCTGCCTCTATGAGAAACATAGACATTGGTAATTCATTAACTCAGGCTGACCCTGCCACAAACAGAACTTCTTTAGCAGCCTTAAAAAATGTTGAAACAAGTGAACAAGGCGCTTTTTATTCAAGCCCTGACGGTAATGTTGTTTTTCTTAATAGATCAAACACAATTGGTTCAGCAGGTGGAACTCCAATCCAATTTAACCAAACAGGTGATATACCTTATAAAAATTTAGTTTTTGCTTTTGATGACAAATTAATTGTAAATCAATGCTCAGTAACTAAAGTTTCGGGTACAACTCAAACAAACATTGATACCACTTCGGTTGCACAATATTTCCCACATACTGTTTCTTTTAGTGATTTAGTTATTGACACAGACGCTGAAGCCGCAAACATAGCAGCAATCTATGTTGCAACTAGGTCAACAACAACTATAAGAATTGACCAAATGTTAATTGACCTCTATGACCCTAACGTACCAAATGCAACAATATTAGGCTTGGATTATTTTGACAATGTAAACATTTCTAATATTCAACCTGACGGCTCAACCATTACTAAAAACCTACAAATTCAAGGTGTTAATTGGCAGATCACTCCGAACTCATGGACTGGGTCTTTTGTTACTTTAGAACCTATAACTGACGGGCTACTTTTGGATTCTGCTACATACGGGCTGTTAAATGATGACGTTTTGGCATATTAAGATATAATTAGAGACTAGGGAGATAATCAATGGCTAAACAGACTTTCACAGTAGGGCAGATTTTGACCTCTGCACAAATGACCTCGCTTCAGGCTACGGCTATGGGCGGCGGTGCTGCTACTGCTAAAACTGCAAGTTATGTTTTAGTTGCAGCAGACGCAGGTACTACCGTTGCTATGAACGCAGCAGGTGCAACAACAATTACAGTAAACACAGGACTTTTTGCAGCAGGTGACACAGTATTTATTCAAAATTTAGGTGCAGGTGCTTGCACAGTTACCGCCGGCACAGCCACAGTTGCAACTGCTGGCAGTTTAATTTTGCCGCAAAATGATGCAGGTATTTTATATTTTACTGCCACAGGTACAGCAATATTTTATGATTATATTCAGGCAGGTGCAGTATCACCATTGACTACTAAAGGCGATGTCTATACATTTAGCACGAGTGATGCAAGGCTTGGCGTAGGTGCTAACAACACAGTACTAACAGCCGATAGTGCAGAGGCTACTGGATTAAAATGGGCTACGCCGTCTGGCGGTGGTGGTATGACTTTAATATCTACTACTACTTTATCAGGTGGCACTACAACAATCTCAGTTTCAGCGAATTCATACAAAGATTTAACCTGTTATATTACAGGTGTTAGTGCAACTGCTGATGTCGAAGTAAGATTACAAATAAATGGTATAAGTGGAGGAACTGATTACACCTCAGTTTTGAATGCCGCTCAAAACAGTTTGAATCAATCTCTGTATCAACAAACTAACAATGCTAGATTAAATGCAGCCGATGGTACTGGTAGCGGTTCAGATTTTGTTAGTTATGTATTATTGAAAGATGCTAATTCAACAAAAAGAAAAGTAATAATTGTTTCAACTGGGCATTTACACGCTGCAAGCGGTAGAGTTCAAGTTATGGACAATGTAGTTACGGTTGGTTCTACAACTGCTGTATCATCAATAGAAATTACTGCTGTGGCTGCTAGTTTTACAGGTGGAACAGTTCTACTATACGGAGTGTCATAATGACTAAACCAATGATAAGAATACATAACACAGAAACAAATGAAGTTATTGACAGAGAAATGAATAAATCCGAGTATGAAAACTATGAACAGATACGCATTCAATCAATAGCAGAAAAAGCCGAAGCCGAGGCAAAGGCTCAAGCCAAGGCAGTAGCCGAAGGCAAGTTTGCCGCACTTGGTTTAACTACCGATGATTTAAGGGCTTTAGGTTTATAGTTTATAAATGAAACCTTGGTTGTCAAAGGCTGCCGTTCAATTACGCGAACAAATAGATGATGCATACCCAAATCGTACGAAGCGCATGGATGGGTGGATTGGTGATCTGCGTCACTCAAAAAGAGTTAGTCAACACAATCCCAACGAACATGGAGAAGTTTGCGCTTTGGACATTGACGCTGGCTTATCTGAAGAACAGGGAGTTGCAATCTATTTGGCAGATCAAATACGACTTGCAGCAAAACAAGGTGACAGACGCATTCTTTATGTGATTTTTATGGGCAAGATTTGTAGCGCAAAATCATTTTGGCGTTGGGTGAATTACAAGGGATTAAATCCTCATAAAAAACATTTACATATTAGTTTTAAACCAAATCAGGATAACAAGTTTTTTAATATACCACTTATAGGGGGAACAGATGAAACTGAAAAGTAAACATAAGGCTGCACTTAAGTCGTACTTAAGAGCAATAGCCGCGTCAGGAATTACAGTTGCATTGGCAATAGTGGCTGACATACATCCTGCCTATGCAACATTACTTGGCGCAATAATCGCCCCTATCGCTAAAGCCGTTGACCCTTCTTCAGGTACTGAAGTTGACTATGGTATTAATGCTAAATGACACCGTCAGAATGGGCTGGTTTCGCCGCCGGCATAACCGCCGTATTGCTCGGTTTCTTCGGGGGTCTGCGTTATCTTATTAGAGGATGGCTATGGACATTGACTCCAAATGCAGGTTCTTCATTGGCTGACCGCTTGGCAAGAATAGAAACACGCCAAGAAGAAATGATGCGGTTTTTAGAAAATAGGAAGTAAAATTAATCATGGCTGATATTCGCAAACCAACAAAGCGTAAAAAGATAAATCGCCGTAGAGTAAGAAAAACGCCTGACGTATTAACTAAGTTAGATCAATGGTATATCTGCAAGCATGAAATGTTTAAAGCGGCACGTAAGGCTGGATTTACTGAGTCTGTTGCCCTTTATCTAATGGATAGCCCTGAGTCAATGCCTGATTGGATTGTTGGCGACAAAGGTATTATCCCTGTTATTCCTACTCCGGAAGAAGAAGAAGATTAAGAAAATTGTTTTAATTTCTGACCTTCAATGCCCCTTTAATGACCCAATCGCAACTAGAAACCTTGTACGCTTTATCGCTAAATGGAAACCGCACCAAGTCGCAACAGTCGGAGACGAAATTGATCTTCCACAACTCTCAAAATGGGAACGCGGATTGGCTGGAGAGTTTGCTGGCACACTTGACGAAGATCGGCAACTTACTAAACAAATCCTTTATGACTTACAGGTAACAGATATGGTCAGGTCTAATCATACAGACCG